AAAGGTACGCTACTGACCCCTATTTAACGTTTCCCAACGCATTTTTAACATTTGCAAACATTTTGTGGCACGGTTTTTGCTGGGTCGCCACTTTACCGTTTTTTAACATTTCGCCACAGAATTTGGCACGGTTTTTGCTATGGCTTACATTTAACATCTTTTGCACAAGTTTGGCACGGTTTTTGTTATGCGTGTGCGCCCGTGAAATTGTTTCACGTGGAACACTGCCACACCGATGCACGAAATAAAATGTTTCACGTGGAACACTGTTAAACAAAGTTAAAAGAATAATTTAACACAAAATAACACGCCAAACGCTTGCACGTTCAAAACAAATGCTTAACTTTGCAGCAAGTTAAACAATTAAATACATTGAGTTATGAATAACGTAAAATCATTAAGCGAAAACATCGCAAAGGCTGTTAGCGAAACAACAAAGCACGTAGAATTTTTGGCGGCTGCTTATCCCGAAATCCGTACCAACTTGCAAACTATTGCAGAAACTTTGCAAGTAGTACACCATTCGTTAGGTACGGTTTGTGAATTGTCTGAAATGCAAGAAAAGGTACACAAACAAACCGTTTCAAAGTTTGAATTAGAAAAGGCTTGCAAAAATCAAGCATACGACTTTATACTAACTGAAAGGCTGCTAAACCGTTTCAAACTCTTTTGTTCGTGTTATCCCGTAAGCACATACGACAAAAAAAACGGGTTGTGATATTATTAGCAAGTAATGCACAAAGAAAGGCGGTAACAGTCAAGTTGCCGCCTTTCTTTTTATCCTGCCTTGCAGTTACTCAATATAAACGCCGTCAGACAAAGCCGTGTATATCATTTCCTGCTCTTCTGTCAGCATTTCGGCGGTGTGGATAGGTGTTACATCATCGAAGATATTAAACCCTCTGAAATCGCCTAAAATTCCCGTTTGTCTGTCATTGTTTCGCCCACCCGTTGCGCTCTCGTACCACTTGCAGTAAATGTAAGGTTCTAACCCGTAATATAACATTTCGTTCCAATCATCGCCGCCCACGGTTTTAACTTGGGTACTGGGTGATAGGTATATTATTTCGCTGCTTGGTTCGGTTTCCTCGACTTGAAATACAACGCCATTGCAGGACAAAAGCGCAACCCCGTCGCCCGTTACCACGTTTATAACGTACTGCAAAGCTATCGTTTTACCTGCATAATCGGTATTGAGGTTTACAAACCCTGCAAACGGCAAAAAGATTTGTATTGCGCTTTCGTAGTCGGTGTTGTCCTCATTGTGCGCTGGTACTACCGCCGTGCCGAAATCAAGCGTTATTTTGTCCTGTGCTGGCTGGTGGCAAGATACGCCCGTGTTGTAGTTGCCGCATCGTATTACATCGGTGCTGCTTGCGCCTATGTTGGTGTAAACACGGCGTATTTTGTTCACGTATGCGCCCAAATCTATGTTTTCGTATATGGGTGCACCCGTGCTTGGGTCTGTGCCCGTTTCCTTGAAAAACCGTTTGCCGCTAAACTCTGCCAACTCATCAAGCGTTACCAAATACACGTTTATTGCGCCGTACTGCTCGCCCACAACGGTAACGGGGTACGCACTGCCAATAACTGCAAAATCGCTCCAATTAGTGTTTACTTGTATGCTTCCCGTTGCCTTCTTTTTATCGCTTGAAATCGTAAGGTCTTGCGTTTGAGAGAAGCCGCTTGAGTTTGCGTAGTAGAATTGCGGTGTGCTTTGTTCCGTGTCAAATTCCGTACCCTCGTTTGCCGTTAATGTAACATTTACCGTTTCCCCGTCTTTCGCATATTGCGGCAAGTCCTCGTTAGCGGTGCAATTTGATAGGTCTGTAGAAATTTCTAACACATCATCGTAACTGCCCGTAAGCGTTACGGGCTTTGTCGGGTCTATGTCGGTAACGGTTAGCGTTGCTTGTTGGCTGTATTTCAAATCCTGCACCACAAACGGCGTTTTGGTCGCGGTTCCTGCCTTGTTCGTGTAACTCGCTTTGAGGTCAAAGAAACGCACTTTGTTCGGGGTGTATTGCCCCGTAACGGTGAAAGTTGCCGTTTCCCCGTCAAACGTATGTTGTTCGGTTACGCCGCTGCCCGTTATGTTGTTCGTAACATTAAGGTCGGGTGTTCCCTCGCTGGCTGTCGTACCCGTAAGCGTGAAACTCTCGCCCGTGTTGGCACTGTCATACTCCCAACTTGCCGTTTTACCGTCTGGCGAAATTGTCAAGTCTTGCGTTTCGGGGTAACCGTAAATGCCCGTAAACTCCACTTGCGCCGCCGTTATCTTGTAACCCTCGTTTGCCGTTACTTGTATGCTCGCATCAAAATCAGAGTTGCCTTTTGTTCCCGTTGCTGTCGTGTTCGGTATGTTGTTTATAACTTCCAAATCGTTTTCGCTTCGGGTGTTTCCCGTGATAGTTATTTCCGTGTCTGCATCGGTGTCGGACAACTCACCAAATGCCCAAACCTTTGCGCCGTTCATATCCAAAACAACGCTTTTCGGGTAGCCGCTTGTGTTGTTATAAACCGCCTTAATATCGCCTACAAACAAATAACCGTCATTCGTTCTTACGTTTATATTCCAATAACCGCCGCTTGCGTTCCACTGGCTGTTATCATCGTGTGCGTTTGGTATATTTACAATTACTGCCATACTCTTTTAATTTTCGGTTGTTCCTTTCAAAGTTACCATAATGATACCCCCGTTTTCATTCAAAAGCCCAGTTTCAGAAAACGGCACTTTCTCAAAATTCGGGGTGCGCTTGTAAACCGTATCACGGTTTGAAATATACGGGTCGGGGTTGTCGCTTTCAGACACACGCCCCGTTGCCGCCAAAATTTCGGTTTCGTAGGTTTTAAGCACGTCAACACGCAACGTAAGTTCGTAGGCGTTGTTTCCCTCAAAACTTACCCTTTCCACGAAATAATACCGCCCCAAATCGGGTATGTAACAATAATTGAAAGTCGGTCGGGGCTGCTTTCGTAGTGTTACGGTCGGGCGCAACACATCGAAAGTTTGCCGCAAATCGCCCTCAATCGCCGTAAACTCGCCCAACTGCTTGTTTACCGTGTTCGGGTGTCCGTTGTATGAATATAAGTTTATCGTTGTCATATCTGCAAGAAACAAGAAAAAAGGCGGTGCGGTGCGCTTTCACCTGCACCCACACCGCCCAAAGTTAAACAATTTAATACCTATCAATTTACCTGATAAAGAATACTACAAAGTTTTCGTTTGTATCGTTGAAATATCCAGCATCAAACTTGTAATAGTTGTTGAAAAACTCTGCCTTTGCGTTGTAGTTGGTTGTTACCCGTCTGTCAAGATTGCAAACGCCCAACGCATCACGGTCGAACATTACGCCCAACACGCCCGAAATTTCAACGGCTTTTCCGCCGCTTTCCTTGATATTAATGTTGCCCGTGCTGGCAAACTCGTAGTTTTGTCCGCTACCCTGCCAAAAAGGTACGGTTTCGGCTTGCGGCAAAAGCACATCACCACGGTTAAACGTGTCGGAATAAAGATATGTTTGCGCTGCCTTTGCAAAGTCGGACAAAAGTACAACGTGTAACATATCTTTCGGGGTAAACCGTTCTTTGCCGCCAACATTGAACACGGTCGAAATGCTTTGCAGGCGGTCGGCATACGTACCCATAACGTAAGACGCAAAGCGGATAAAATCGGGGTCGGTTATCGCCTTTGCAGCGGTTAATTTTGTGCTTGCGCCTGTCTTGTCGTTGTACAACTTCAAAAGGTTCACACATCTTGCCGTGCTTGCGCTGGAAAGGTCTGTCCCTGTCATATCGCCTGCCGCCGTTGCTCCAAACTCTTTCGCATCAGCCAAAACCGTTTCCGCAATCATATTGTTAATTGTGCGCATAATCAGTGCATCGGCTTTGATAGTCATTGACTTTTCAACGGCTGCATAAATCATCGAAATAAAGCCGTTCAGTTGTGCGGCATTGCTGAAGCTTTCCTTAACCTGTCTTTCGGTGATTGATACGGGCACTTCAAACGTAACCTTTGAGTTGAAAAACTTTGCGGTAACGGTCGGTTTGTGAAAAACATCTTGGACATAAGTATGTCCGTCCTGCAAATCCCACGTGTCGTTTTCCTCTGCTTCGGGAACATCGGCACTAATCTTTTCCAACACGCTGCCAAACTCCCACGCATCCATAAGTACGGACGGCACTTTGCCCGCATAAGGTCGGTTTACGAAAATCACCTTGCCAATATGGTTAACAAGTGACTTTACGTAATTGTCAACCGCATTTTGGTTAAACACTTCCGTGCCCAAATCCACAATACCCGTCAAATCATCGGCTACAATGTTGGTCTTTCCCAGCACTTCACTTGAAACGTTGTTAATAATCTGGTGAATCTGTTTTACGTTCATATTGCTAAAAATTAAAATTAGTTATTCGTAAATACTCGTTGTTAATTCTCTTACAAGTGCAAAGATAATGTTTTTTCTCCAATTATCACGCCTTAACTGCAATTCTTTTGCAATTTCACTTGAAATTGATTTGCTTGCGCCCGTTCCTTTGCTGGTTTCGGTTGTTTGGCGTTCCTCTGTGCGGTTTCTCTCATCGTTTGCGGTCTTTCGGTCGCTGTCTGAAAAATCGGTGTCGTTGAACGCCTTGTTTGCGCCCGTTTCGGTGTTGTCTGTGCTTTCCTGCAAAGTTACGGTTTCCGTCCGTTCAACTTGCCCCGTTACGGGTGTCAGTACATCGTAATCGGCTAACATCGCCGCCGCTTCACGTTCCCAGCCTTGCACGTTTATCGCAATCACCGCCGAAACAACATCGCTTGCGTTGTCGCTGGTTATGCTGCTTACAACGGTTTTGCTGCCGTACATCATTAAGGCGTAAGCGTCTAACTTGGTCGGGTCGGTATCGCCGAAAATTGCGGCGTACTCTGTCGGATATTCAGTCTTGAAAACCGCCTGGAATATCCCGTTACCCTTTGTAAATAGTTCGCTGTATTTCATTGTTTATCTTTGTTTTCTTCGTTTTCTTCTGTTTCCTCTGTTTGTTCCGTTTCGGTATCGTTACCGTCCGTTTCCGTTTCCGTTTCTTTCGTTTCCTCTGTTTCCTCTGTTTCCGTGTCGTTTCCGTCTGTTTCGGTGTCGTTTCCGTCTGTTTCCGTTCCGTTTCCGTCTGTTTCGGTGCTTTCCTCTGTCGGGTCGGGTTCTTCTGTCGGGTCGGGGTTTTCCTTTGCCGTTTCCAAATCAGCCGCCAAAGCGTTGTAATTATCCCTTTCCAAACCCCAACTTGAAGCAAGTTTAACCGAAATTTCGGTATCGAACATTTCGTTAATTTTCTCAACTGCATTTTGTCTTTCTTTTAGCATATTATCCACATACGGCAAAAGTACGTCCACATTCATTGATACCTCGCCCAAATTGAGCCGTTCACGTTTCATATTATAATTTGCGTTCAAACCCAATTCGTTGTACATACTCGCTTTGTAGTATTGTATCAGTTCAATAAGTTGCGTAATATACACGCTGTTTGTGGTCGGGGCTGTCTGCATATTTACGCCCTTGAAAAATGCGTTTTCCCCGATAATTGAAAATTCGCCGTCTTGTATCTTGCGCAAAAACTCATCGGCACTTTGTTTTGTCTTGTCATCGCTGGCACTTATAAGCATCGTGATACGGGTCAAAATGCTTGCCGTGTTCAACGAAATAAGCCCGTCAGTATGTAAGACTGCATAACGCCCGATAAGCGGCAATAGGCTTTCGCCGTTGCTGTCATTCTCAATCAAAACCCCGTCTTTCTGTATATCGTAGGTTTTGTTTAGTTTTAATGCAGGGTTCGCCACGGTGTAAAGCGTTGCCCGTCCGTAAACATCGGGTTCGCCGCCTTTGCCGCCCGAAAGCGCATACAAAACCCCGTCCACGCTGGTAACAAAGGCGTTGCCCGTGGTCTGCAAAAGTCGTTCCAATTCCTTTTGCGGTATGCTGTCGGGCAAACCCTCATACTCAAACATACTTTGAGTTTTCGCCAACGTGTTCGCCATAAATTCGGTTACGGCGGTGTCTTTGTCCCTTACTTGTTGCTGGTACAACTTGTAAATGTTATCTTTCCTTTTCATCTGTCAAAACTTTAATAAGCGTTGTTAATTCGGCTAACACTTTCGTATTTTCCGCAATCGTATCTTTTAGGTGTTCCGTTTCTTCTTGGTGCGCCTGCCTTTGTTTCACCATATACCAAAACAATGCGCCACACATCACAATCGGAAAACCCAAACTTGAAATGATTTGAATAATAGTATTCGCGTCCATATCAATAAATTTTTAGTTCCTATTGCAAAGGTAGTTATTTATTTCGTAAAACGTGCGGTTCGGCACGAAATTTGCACCAAACCGCCGTTATTTTCATTTAAGCGAAACAATGTTTGTCTTTGCACTCGTAATTAAATAATTGCGTACTATTTCGCCGACTTCGTTGTCTTGGTAGAAAACTTTGTCTATTGCGAAAAACCGTGCGACTTGTTGTTCCACGTAACTTGCCGTACTTAACAACTTGCGTTTGTAGTTCGGTTTGCCGTTCATTTCCAGCGAATAAATAAGGCTGTTTTCCTCATCTTTTATCGGGGTTGTCTTGGCGTGTATGTACGTGAAACATTCGTTGCCTACCTGTATAATGTTGCCTTGTAACACTACATCGTTAAACTTGATATAATACACAAACAACACATCTTGCGGCTTGTACTTGCACGGCAAATGCGGATATACTGCAAGTTCCCATTTGCCGCCCGTAATCATCTGCAAGTTTTGGTTATCGAAACAAAAATACTTGTTGCTGGCTTTGTGTTGTACTATCGTGCTGCAATACTCAACCGCCACTATTGCGCCGTGTTCGCCAAAGCGGTAAATATCTATCGTTCCCTGCTCCATAAACGGCACTTGCTTCAAACCCATTTCAGTAAAGTACGGGCAAAACTTGTTTACGGTGTTCCCCAGCATAAAAACCTTAACATCGTTGCGCTGGCGTATTATCGTACTCAAAAGGTTCATAAACAACATAAACTCATCGGGCAAATAATACCGCCGTGTCAAAAACTCATCAAACACAATCGTTGTAACATTCGGGTAACTGCTGCTTTTTTCGTGTTCCTGCTCTGAAAGGCAAAACCCGTAACAAAACGGGGTCGGGTCGGGTGTCCGCTTGTTTTTCTCTGCATCGTAGTACGACAAAAACCATTTGTTCGACATATAAAACACTTCGTTAAATTTGCCCTCTGTCAGTTCCTCAATAAGCCCGTTAGCCACGTGGTTTGCAAACAGACTTTCGGCACGTTTTCCCCTCAAATCCTCACGCCATCGGCGTATATACGCCATTTGCTTGCCCGTCTTGATATAGTTTTCCAAACCATATTTTAAGGCTGCATAAGTCTTGCCGTTTGACCGTTCGCCAAATATAACATTATAGTCGGCGTTCTTGCTTAAAATCGCTTTCAAGTCGTAAAATTTCGGCTTGTCTGTCTTTGTCTTTCTTGTTGTCATAACTCTTTTATTTTAGTCCTTAAATTTAATACCTCGCAAATAATTTATGTACATAACCGAAAGTGACAGGCTGTATCCGGTCGGCTCTAAATGTACGCCCGTGCGTTCGTTGTAGTGCGCCGTGCTGCCTTTGTAGTCGGTTATCTCGCCTTGTATCTCGTAGTCTATGTACGTATGTATGTTTTTGCCCGTTGCCGCTGGCGGTATATCCAAATAGTTGGTAAACGCATCAAATATCCCGTTTGCCCCGTACTTTTCAATAAGGTACGGTATCGCCGCCTTTTTGTTCACGCCCGAAACGGTTAAACTGAAATCGTATGCCCGTCCGTTTGCTTTTAGTGCGTTCGGTTCTTGCACCATGTACCGTTTAGCTCCCAGCGTCTTAAACCGTGTATATGTACCTTCAAAATCCCAAACGCCCAAAGTCTTTGTTATGCCTTTTATCGTTTGCGGCTCGCAAAGCGAAAACGGCAAACCGTGGTACTTACACGCCGCCCGTAATTTCATTTGCACCTGCATATTATAAGCCTTGAAATATGCTTCGTGCGCCTTGCCGTTCATTATTTTAATGCTGTCGGTGTCGCTGTATATGTAATCGTCTTTTGCTTCGTGTATGCCCGTGAAAAGGTTGCGCCGTGCGTATGCGGTTACGAAAATGCCCCACGGGTAAAACAAGAAACGGTTTTTGCTGGTGTTGTACTTGTATAAAAGTTCCTGTTTTTGTTCGGCTGTCATTGAGTTAATATCCCATTCGCCGTTATAGGTAAACTCATCACGCAAAGGGTTGGTAACACTCATACCGTAACAACTGTTTAACATTTCCTTGCTGTTAAGATATTCCACTTCTTTGCCCTCAACGCCTTTTAATTTCGTCTTGCTTTCGTACAAATGCAGGATAGATTTTACAAACGGGGTCGGCAAATAATCTTTCTTGTAACAATACATTTCACCCACACGCATACTTTCCCACGTATAAAAGTTTTTGAGTATATTAAAATCCACGTCCGTAATTGTCAGTGCTATTTTTGAAGCCGCCACAATACGCCCGTTATTCTCGCACGGGTTTTCTTTCACGAAACATTTGCTTGCCGAAATCGGGTTGTCTTGCGTTTCGCTTGCAAATATGCTGGTAAACTCAATATCGAACACGCAACAATACTTTGATATTAAAAACTCAAATTGCGCCATACTCTTAACCGTGATTGCAACGCCTTGCGACATCGGGTATTTTTCCGCTATCATTACATACGGGTAACTGCTTGTAAAGTCGTAACTATCCACGTCATACATTATTTCGTCTGTATATTCGGCGTTGGCGTGTGTAAAACCGCCTGCAAACGCACGTTGCAGCATATTAAATTCATTCATACCCGTTATTTGTAATTCCTGCATCAAGTTTACGTAATCCCAATTCGGTACGGTCTTTCCTGCATCACTCTTTTCACGCAAACAATGCGCACGGCAATACTTGCGCACAAACCCCGTCTTTGTTATCGGTATGTGCGTTATCCCCTTGCTTTCCTCAATGCGTTCTTGTATGTAGCACATCACTACTTTAATATCGTTTATGCAATAATGTATTTCCGCATCAGTCAGCGGCGTTTCGCTGTGCCTTATTTGCTGGTAGTCCAAATCGCCCACGGCTTTTGCGCACTTGTATTTCATAAGTTGCTCGCCCAACTTTGCAAGCGAATAACCCGAAAGCAAGTAACTACAACGAAACTCAATGTTGCCCGTGGTTATCGCATAAATCGGTTTGCGCAAATCAATACTGAAAACCCGTTGCCACTCAAACCACTTGCGCAAAAACTGAAATTCGTATGAAAGGTTATGCACATACACAATAAGGCGTAATTTGTCATTCAGCCCTAAAACCTCGCTTACGGTCTGCATCATCGTGACAAACTCGCCCCACGTGCGCCCCATTATTGTATATCCGTTTATGCCAAACTGCCAAACGTACATTATTGCGGCTTTCTCTAATTTCGCCTTGCGCCCGTTCCCGTCCTGCATACGTTGCACTTGCTCGTATGTGTACGCCCGTCCGTCCGTATCACGGTAAAAACTTGTTGTTTCAATATCAAAGGCGCACGGCACGTTGTAAAACCTTTCGCCCTTGCTGTTTCCGATAATGTTTTTCTCATTTACGGCGGCTTTCAGTACTTCGTTTATTTCGGTCGGGCTGTTTATTCTTTCTTGTAACTCAAAAGGTATTTTTTTCATAAGCCAAATTTGCCAATGTTGCGCAAAATGCGCTCTATATCGTTTTGCATATCTTCCATTTGGTCGGCTACCTCATTTGCTTGCCGCTCTATCTCTGCATCAATCGCCCGTGATATGCTTTGCGCTTCACTCTCAATTTGGGTGCTTATATCGCTTGCGCTTTGCTCCATTTCGCCCGTGAAATCCTTGTACCGCATCAAATACCGTTCCACAAAGTCACTATCTGAAACGCTGTTTAACTTGCCTTGCAAGTTCCTTGCCATAAGGTTGTACTCATCGGGCGTTAAATCGTACATACGTTGCAGGTGTTGCCCGTACTGCCTTACACCTTGCGCCGTACTGGTCGGCTGGCGTAAAAACGAAATCGCTTTGCCGTACTCAATTTTTAAGGTGTTCCAATCGCCTTTCATTGAAAACTTGGTAAACCCTTTTATATCACCTTTGTTTAACGCTTGCACGGCTGGCGAAAGTTGTCCGCTTTGCTCTATATTCTGTATTCGGCGGTTTGCCATTTGAAAAACCCTTGCAATCTCTTTTCGATATTCGGGGCTGCTTTCCACGGCTTGCAATATCTCTTTTTTGATTTTCGCCCGTTGGGTTGCCCCAAATACTGACTTTGTAAATTTAATCTTGAAACCTAACTTTGCCATACGCTGTTATATTAAATAGGGGTTACAAACATTGCAACCCCTACAAAGTTAAACATAACTTTTCAAACTCTTACAAGTCCACAAACGAAATAGAATAACACTTCTTGCCGTGGCTCTCGTACTCGTAAATCGTGTACCCGACTTTGCCGTCTTTGATAGTTTGTACCGCCTCATCATCGGCAAGTATTTCACGCACCGTTTCGGCGGTGTGGCTTGGTAGGTTCACCAGCCGTTTGCTTTCCTCATCAATAATTACGGGGCTGTCGCCTAATTGTGATTTGTGGACATAAAGCCCATTGATTTTGTGTACCACATCTTTGCCGCCCTCATTTTCAGAGTTGAAAATATCGGCTAACTTGGTGTACTGAAAATCGGTTGTGTCAATACCGAAAGTTGTCTTGTTAAATTTACTTGCAAAACTTTTCATTGTAGTAATCTTTTAATTGTTAAACTTCTTGTTAATTATTCGGCTGTCTGTCCTTGCGGTTCGTCGTCAAACGGCAAATTCGGTTCGGGGTTGTCTTGCGGCTTCAAGTCCATAAGCCACGCACGAAAGCGGTTTATTTTCATAACCGCACGTTGGTTGCGGCAAACTTCATTACACGCCATAAGGCTACCCAACGCCGACAAAGCGGCAAAACTAAATTCGTCAAATGCGTTTCTTTTTTCTTCCATTGTAGTAAACTTTTAATTGTTAAACTTGTTGTTATTTTGTTTTTGGAAACTTCACCGTACCGCCGTGGTAGATATACGTTGTATCGGTTGTTATTATCACTGCTTTGCCGCTGCTTGCGCTTTCACGTTGTACGCTGCAACCCTGCAAGATTGCAGATAGAAACAACATCGCCCCACATACGACAAAAATAGCTAAACACATTGCAACTTCTTTAATTGCTTCTTTCGGTTGATGTTTGAAATGTTGTAGTAACTCTTTCATATTTTCAAATCGTTTAATTGAACACTGCAAAGATACAACATTTTTCTAACATACAAGCATAAGCGCACAAATTATTTTCGTTTTAACTTTTCTTAACTCTTGGTGTTGTGTTCCACGTGAAACATTTTATTTCGTGCATCGGTGTGGCAGTGTTCCACGTGAAACAATTTCACGGGCGCACACGCATAACAAAAACCGTGCCAAACTTGTGCAAAAGATGTTAAATGTAAGCCATAGCAAAAACCGTGCCAAATTCTGTGGCGAAATGTTAAAAAACGGTAAAGTGGCGACCCAGCAAAAACCGTGCCACAAAATGTTTGCAAATGTTAAAAATGCGTTGGGAAACGTTAAATAGGGGTCAGTAGCGTACCTTT